CTAGGGGTTACTTCCCCCTGGGACTCACTTTAGAGCGTGAATTCCCGGACGCAGAATCCCTTCTTCGTCCGGCGCTCAAAAGTTTGCAGCTCAACTGTCTCAAGGTTGAGTGCGACATAAGTTTTGAACCTATGCCATCCGTTACTCTGTAATTTCGAGTAACACGGGTTGTACCAGTCCCAACATGGAGCTAGTGCAATCCGCTTTATGTAATGCGGCCTATCGACTCTTTCAACGATAGAACCGCCCCTAAGGTGCCCACTGATAGCGGTTAACAGTATACCGGGATGGTTATCAAACCATTTCCGGCGTACCACAGGCCGCGACTCAACTGCAAGCAAAGAGATCTCCTTATGACGAGGGGTGTACCTATTATATAGGATTCCTCCCGTCTTTTTGGAACCTCTAAGCTTGCTTAAGGGAAGCATTTCTAAAGGTACCTTTAATCCAGCATCATCCGCGTCCCAGACAGGTATTGGATAGATAATCTTACCCAACCCTGTCACGAGATAACGGATTGTATCTGAAAGGGGTACCTCATGATTTGCAGACCACACGTTGAGCCTGTTGATCAGTGAGTACACGTCCTGTTTAGTACGCAGCGATTGGCAGTAAATGCCTCTCACGTCGTAGCCACTCCAAAAATCGGAGCCACAGGACTCGCGAAAGGGCCCACTCCCGAAGCTCTTATCACCATTGACCGTAAAACCGAAGCGTTCAAGGATCCGACACACCATAGAGAAAGATCTTTTCTCTACGATTATGTCGTCTCCAAAAACACCGAAGTTGGCCTTATGGTGATAGGGTTTATAGGCGGTAATATCTAACGCTTTATAAACCCCCAGAACTACGGAAGCAAAGAGCGCCGTCTGTAATGGGAAAGTAAATGCATTCCCCATCGACGACACCATATGCAACGGAACGGAGCTACCATCTGGTAGCTCAACTGCCTCTGAGCGGGCCTCCATTATCCAACTAAGGATATATGGAGGAAGTAATTCCCGCATTAGAGAACAGCTCACTGAATCAGACGCGTTACTTAAATCAATAGTACTATAAGTATCGTGTTCCGATCCAATGCGCGCTAGGATACGGTTACGAGACGGCTGTGAAGCGAGGTTTATACCAAACCTAGCCAACAGCTGCTGCTCAATCACCGCACCTATGCCCTTCTGAACCATCATGTTCAGCAAGGGTTCCGTACATATGGTCCTTGAAATATCGCGTGTTTTAGGGACAAACGATAACCGGCTACCCGGTACCTCTTTAAAACCCCCAAAATGGTTCGACCTTATATTTTCGGTCTCTTCCCAAAGAGGGTACTTAGAGGTTTCACGCTTGTATAGCGTGTACAGTGATTTTCTAGTCCCAGTTAAGAGCGACGCACATACCTTTCGGTAGAAATCGTTACCCTTAACACCTATTGATGCACCAGGTCCTACAGCCAAACCTGCCGATATTGAATCGACAGACAGGATGTAGTCCCCTCCTGGGCGAAACCAGAACTCGTAGAATGTACGAGAGGCCTCGCCTACCGCGATCTCTTCGATCTCGGTAATGGAGGTGCGGTCGATAGGCGCCTTAACATCACATTTGTTGTTAAAGGCAAGGAACTTAGCAAGAGCACGCCCGTCAGCTTCAGGCGAAACTTGATCCTGAAACTTCTTCAGGAGAGAATCACCTAAAGCCAAACAAGCATACTCTCGAGCTGTTATACCCGGCCACGCTTTCTCACGGAGGTTTCCCTCAATGAGAGCAGCATAAGGCAAGGTTGGCAGCTTTCTGCTAAGATCACTGACCAAGTGCGTATAAAGAACGTGAGAGCAAAGGCTCATCTTACACTCCTTATGTGATGACCTTAGACTATCAGCTTTTGGCCGATAGTCTAGATTTAGGTCATGGAGACGTTGTCAGAATATCCCAGTAACACCGGTATCTCCGATACCGCTAGAAGCGGTCCAGAGTTGTCCGATGTGAAGAGACAGAGCTGCACGTACGTCTTCCGGATCGGCTAGATCAGCACCAGCAGGAACCTCGATGATGGTTGTTACCAACATCGTGGCGTAGGGCTGCCCCGCAAGGGGAAGCACTCCTTTCCTGGTGATCTGTTTATAGACGTTCCGCGGAACTGACGAAATGACACCCGTCACCGGGTTCGGTTTTCCTAAAGCCTTAAAGACTTTAGGTTTAACGAACGTCAGTGTAAAAGGCGCCGCAACCGAGTGAGATTCAACACCCGATTGCGTTCCACCCAAGGCAGTAACGGCGTATTGTTTACCGTTATTGTCAGGGGCAGAGTCAAGCGTCATTGTGTAAGTGGGGCCAGTCAGCCCCGTCTGAGCCGCTCCCGTGATAGGAGACGTTACAGTCCAAGTCATGGACATCCTTTCATGGCATACTGCCAAATATCGTCGATTAAGACGAAGGGTTGAAATATTAACTCATCACTTACGCTTCTTGCGTGACACAAAGCGACCTTTTTGGTCTCTAAGCGGAGAGGTTTCAACCCTCAGCATAGAGGTTCTAACTTCACCCTCACAGTTTTCAAACTGGAAAGGGTAAAGTTCCCAATCAGGTAGCCGAAGATGTACTGGTTTTTCAACCGGCACATCCTTGTCTTTCACTAACATTTCAGCTAGTGAACTGTCCTTTTGCAGATCAAGATGGAGATAACCCCAGTTATGGGGCAATTCCTCCTCAAACTGCATTAGAGCAGGCAAGATAGCTTCGGAGGCCTCGACATCGTCGTCTAAAGAAACGAGTCTGACAAGACCTTCATATGAAGCTGTTTCGGGCATTGTTCCGAAGTCAAACGGAATTTGCGGATGATCTCTATTGAGATCATCTACACTCTCCACCTGACAA